ACGTGGGAAGACCAAATCTGGCCCGAAACATGGGCCGGGGCTGACTACACGTTCTACAAACTTCCCGGCACGAACGTGCCCACGGTTTCGTGGGCTGAGGCGTACCCGCAGGAAACATGGTCGTCGGGCGGGGACGAGTGGTGGAACTCGTGGGAGATCTACTCCGCTACAACTGCCCGCCTGTACAGCGATCTCACGGCCCTTTATGACTCATATCAGGAACTAGCGGACACCGGCCTCCCCAACTACCGGCTCGACTACGAGGGCCCCGAGTATGTCGCGAATCGTGACTACACGGCGCTCTCGGCGGGTTGGGCGACATATGCCGACCTGACCGGTTTCACGAATAAGCAGGCACGGCTCGAATACCTGTACACGGGAGCGGTTGCTGGCGTTTCGACAAGCACAGGGTCGGTGGTCGGCCAGTCCATCATCGAACGTGACGGGTCCGTGGCGGGCTTGTCAACATCGACAGGGTCGGTAACGGGTCGCCCCGGATATGTGGGCAGCGCGTCGGGGGCGCAGGGTTCGTCGGGTGCGGCGCGGGGCGCGGTCGGCTACTTCGGTGTCGTCAACGGCTCGAACGGGGAGTCTGGTTCGGCGACGGGGGCCGAGGGCAACACTGGGTCGGCGTCGGGTGTCATTGTCTCGGCTGGCTCGGTCACTGGAGCCGAGGGCAACAGCGGAACCGTTGCTGGTATCACATCTGATACCGGGCAGGTATCGGGGTCGCCGCAGTTGTCGGGCACCGCCACGGGCAGCACTGTTTCTAGCGGGACCGTGACGGGGGCCGAGGGGAATACAGGCGTCGTTTCAGGGGTCAACATCTCGACGGGTGCTGTCGAGGGTGCGGTCGGGTTCTTTGGGGTCGTAGCGGGCTCTAATACGTCACAGGGCACCGCCTCTGGGGCTGAGGGCAACACGGGATCTGTCTCGGGTGTCTCGCTGTCCGACGGTGACGTCTCCGGTGTCAAGGGAGCCCAAGGCGGCGTCTCGGGTTCCGCTGTCAGCGCCGGTTCCACGACGGGGTCTCCCGGCCTGTTCGGTGCCGTCACCGGAACATCCCCGACCGACGGAACCGCCACGGGCTCGGAGGGGGACGCGGGCACCGTTGCTGGGGTCATACAGGCGTCGGGGACGGTAACGGGCTTCAAGGGGGCGTCTGGGTCCGTCGAGGGCGTCTCTGTCTCTACGGGCACGGTGTTGGCGCCCGCCGCCTTCACGGGCACGGTTGTCGGTGTCAACGTGTCAACCGGCACTGTCACCGGTGTCGGACCCACCCCGCCCGCACCCGCCGGTGGCGGATCTCTGCCGATCATCGTCGCAGTCCCACAGATCAAGCCCTACGGCTGGGTGAATGGAGCGACCGCAACGACGGCTACGGTGTCGGGGTCTCGGCGACTGCGTGAAGATGACGACGTCGAGTTGCTCATGCTCCTCGGCGTGCTGTGACTTTTACGAGATACTGGATCCATGTTTCTCTCAAAGGATGATGGTCGCGCTTTGACGTTGAACCGTCCAACGCTGATGCTGAAGGCCGACTGGAAGACGGGCGACTTCGCTGTATGGAACAGCAGCGGGGGCCCAGCGCGCGGCAAGATCGAACACATCATGCGAGAAGGCGTGCTTGGCGTTCCCGACAGTGAGTTCAGTATCCGGGCCGAGGAGGATGACCCGGCGGTTCTGCTGCGGATCTACCGCCCGTTCGGTGAGGGGTGGCGTGAGACCCCGACGCTGGTGGGCCACAAGATGTCGACTCTCCGCAAGATTGAGCCGTTGAAGGTGGTCAAGGCGGTCGGCCCAGTTGAGTGATGCTTTGACGAGTCCGCTTGTGCGGGCTTTGGTTGAGCAGTTGTTGGACCCGGATGTGGTTCGGGTTTTGGAGTTGTTTGGGGATGAGCAGGTGGATGTCCGGTTATCGGTGTCCCGTGGGAAGGTTCGGGCTCGGCCGACGATTACGGTGAATGGAGGGCCTCAACCCCATCTCGACATCTAACCCGGGTATGGTACACTCGGGTTAGGAAGGGAGGGGACATGAGCCAAAGACTCATCAAGATAGACCCCACACTCAACGTCCACACCACGCTCGCTAAGGCACAACGCCTCGCCGACAAGGCCGCCAAAAAGGGCCTCGCAGGCGGCTACACGGTCACCACCGAGACCCGGCTAGAGACCAACGCTGACGGCAGCGTGTACGAAGTCAACTACCTCGTCATAGACGGCGAGCCCGCCAAGTTCAACGGCTGGACCTTCGTAGCCCTAGTCGAGTGGGTCGGCGACAACCCCGTCGTGACCGGATCCCCCACATACGACGGGCAGCCCGTCGACAGGGACGCCCTCGTCAAAGGCGCCTGCGATCACTGCGGCTACAACCGGTCCCGCAAAGCCGTCGTCATCGTCGAAAACGAGGCCGGTGAGCGGAAGCAGGTCGGCAAGCAGTGCGTCAAAGATTACCTCGGCAACGCCCTCGCCGTCTCGTGGTTCAGCACGAAGGACGTCTTCGAGGAGTTCGACGGCTACACGGGCTACGGAACCAAGTTCGAGTGGGTTCCGCAGGTTCTGGCCGCCGCCGCCAGTGTCGTGCGGCAGCGCGGCTGGGTGTCCAAGGCCAACGCGAGCGAGAACGACAAGACCTCCACGGCCGAGTTCGTGCGGTTATTCCTCCGAGGGCCAGAGCCAAGCAACTACTACGAGTTGCGGGACTACAGGGCGCTTCACGCGGGCTGGGATGAGACAGTCGACGTCCCCGCCGGTCGGGCTGCACTGGAGTACGGGCGGGCTTTGGAAGCCAACAGCGAGTGGGCATCTAACCTGAAGGCCGTCATCGCCGAGGACTACTTCGATCCGAAGTACTTCAACCTCGTCGTGTCGCTCGCCGGTGTCCACGCCAACGCGCTGCGGAAGCAAGCCGAGGAGCAGGCCGAGGACATCACCGACGCCCCCTACGGTCAGGTCGGCGACAAAGTGACTCTGACCCTCAACACGGTGTCCTGCCACGCCTTCTACACACAGTTCGGCACCTCCTTCGCCAACGTGTTCACCGGCGAGGGCTACAGGTTCAAGTGGCTGACAAGCGCACGGGACTTCGACAAGGGCGAAACAGTGACCCTGAAGGGCACGATCAAGAAGCACGAGGAGTACAAGGGGAAGACCTACACGGTGCTCACGCGCTGCAAAGTGTTGTCGGACGCCGTCGCCGTCGACAGCGACTTGTGATGCCCATCGAGAACCCTCGCCCCCAACGGGGGTCGTGCTAATCTACGAGGAGTCGAGACCTGCGGGTTGTCGCTAACACAATGTGTTAGATGACAGCCCGTTTTTCATGTAGGAGGATCCGTGGCGCGACCCGCCCGCAAGATGGTGAATCTTTCAATCGAGGAGACATCCGGGGTGGATCACCCGGCTCACCTGCATGAAGGCTGGCTCGTAATGAAGGCAGCGTCGAGCATAGACGTCGAGAAGGCGACTCGTCCCATGAAAACTGAGGACGGCGTCGAGTTCCCGGCGGAGGCATACGCCTATGTGCCCGACGCGGAGAGCCCGTCGACGTGGAAGTTGCGTCTCTGGGAATCTCCCGCCGACAAGGTCACCGCCCGTCAGGTCGGTATGGCAGTCGCCGCTCTCGGACCCGGGTTCCGTGGGCAGAAGGTGCAAATCCCGTCTGAGGATCTCGCATCGGTGAAGGCGAAGGTCAAAGCAGCATGGAGCGAGGCCAACCCGGATCGACAAGAAGACGAAATGCCACCGGTCCTGAAAGCAACCGAGGAGGTTCTCATGGAGACGCAGGACATTGAGACCGTGGAGAAGGCAGACAAGCCTTCCTACGAGGATCTCGAAGCGGCGCTGGAGAAGGCTAACGCCCGACTCGCCGACATGGAGAAGGAAATGGGCGCCATGAAGAAGCCGAAGAAGGCTGCTGAGGGCGACATGGAAGACGACGAGGATCTCCCCGAGTTCCTCCGTAAGGAAGCACCTGAGGAGGTGCGTAAGGCGTTCGAGTCGCTCCAGAAGGCAGCGGCCGACGCTAAGGCTCAGGCCGAGGCTGTTGAGGCTGAACTCCGCAAGGAGCGCGCCGAGCGTGCCGACGCTGACGCTATCGTCAAGGCTCGCTCTGCTTACGCGAACCTCGGTCTTGACCCCGAGCAGGTCGGCCCCGCGCTGCGGCGCCTCGCCGATGCTGACGCTGATCTCGCGAAGTCCGTCGAGGACGTTCTGGCCGCCGCTAACGCGAAGGTCGAGTCCGCTGACATCTTCAGCGAGATCGGTAAGTCCGCCCGCCCAGCGGGTACGGCTTACGAGAAGGCCGAGGCTATGGCTAAGGCCGCTGTTGCGGATGGCAAGTCCGCGACGTTCGAGCAGGCGCTTTCTGACGTGTTCACGTCGGATGGCGATCTGTACATGACCTACCTCGCCGAGCAGGGAAAGTGAGGGCCTGAACAATGGCCTACGAGTTCAGTAACTATGCAGTAAAGGTCACGCTCGTTGCGGGTGCGGATCTTTCTGCCAAGCAGTACCACTTCGTCAAGATTGACAACGGCACCGGCAAGGCTGTCGCTGTCAATGGAGCAACTGATCGGCCGTTCGGTGTTCTCCAGAACAACCCGACGTCCGGCCAAGAGGCTGAGGTGTTGATCACTGGCGGGACGAAGATCGTCGCCGGTGGCACCGCTTCAGCGGGACAGCCGCTGTTCGCCAGTGCCTCGGGTAACGCCGTGACTCTGGTCTTCGGCACCACCGGGTCCGCTGCCTACGCTGTCGGCACATTCGTGACCGCTGCCAGCGCAAGCGCTGTTGCGACCGCCGCCATCGACTGCGCCAACGCTGGTCGCGGACTCTAAGGAGAACTGAGAAATGCCACAGCCAACAATCAGTGACGTCCATGTTGACGCCATTCTGACGAACATCTCCGTTGCTTACATGCAGCGTGCGGAGAACATGATCGCAGACAAGGTGTTCCCGGTCGTCCCCGTTGATAAGAAGTCCAACAAGTACTTCACCTATGACAAGGCGGATTGGTTCCGTGACGAGGCTCAGCGCCGCGCCCCGGGCACCGAGTCCGCTGGCGGTGGGTACAACCTGTCGACCGACACCTACAGTGCTGATGTGTGGGCGTTCCATAAGGACGTTGACGATCAGACGCTGGCGAACGCCGACACCCCGCTCAACCCGCTGCGTGAGGCTGCTGAGTTCGTTACCAGCCGCCTGATGCTGCGTCGTGAGGTTCAGTTCATCTCTGACTTCATGACCACGGGCGTGTGGGGCACGGACGTGACCGGTGTCGCGGCATCCCCGTCCTCCACTCAGTTCTACCAGTGGAATGACTACACGAACTCGGATCCGATTGAGGATATCGAGGAGGGCAAGGAGAAGGTGCTGTCGACCACGGGTTACGAGGCGAACACCCTCGTTCTCGGGTACCAGACGTTCCGCCAGTTGAAGAATCATCCCGACATTGTCGATCGCTACAAGTACACCACTTCTAGCGTCATCACCGAGGAGATGATGGCCCGCCTGTTCGGTGTGGACCGGATCCTCGTTGCGAAGTCGGTTCGTAACACCTCGGATGAGGGCCTCACGGCCGCGTATTCGTTCAACTTCGGCAAGGCCGCGTGCCTGCTGCATGTTGCTCCGAATCCGGGTCTGATGACCCCGAGCGCGGGTTACATCTTCGCGTGGACGGGTGTCTCGGGTGGTCTCGGTTCGACCATCGGAACGTCACAGTTCCGCATGGAGAGCCTGAAGGCTGCACGGATCGAGGCTGAGGTTGCGTTCGACAACAAGGTTGTCGCTTCCGATCTCGGTTACTTCTTCGCGACTGCCGTGGCCTAGTCCACACGCATTACCCTTGGAGGGGGTCGGCGGGTTGATCCCTGTCGGCCCCCTCCGATTTTCTAGGAGACATACATGACTTGGTCGTACAGTGGCAATCCGGCAAGTTCCACGAGGGATGCCGTCAGGTTCCTGATCGGTGACACGGACACTAATGATCAGTTGCTGTCGAATGAGGAAATCGACTACACGATTTCATCTTCCGGTTCGTTGTATCAGGCTGCTCATGATTGCGCTTATGCGATCGCGTCGAGTTTTGCGCGTTTGGCTTCGAGTAAGACCGTTGGGGATCTTTCGATTTCGTACAGTGACAGGGCGGCTTCGTTCTATCAGGTGGCTGATCGGATGCTCGATTTGCAGGCGAAACGGCAGCCGCCGACGCCGTGGGCTGACCCGGACAACATGATTCGTGCCGCTGAGAAAACTATTCCGCCGCCGAATGGCACCGAGTTCTACACGGGCCAGATGGACTATTTGAGGCCGTAGCGATGGGTATTTCGCGTGAGTTTCTTCCGATGATGCGGGAGACGGTGACGTTGCGTTCACAAGCGTCTATTGACAAGTACGGGAAGCAGTCTTTTGCTACGGGGGGAGCGTCGTTTCAGGCGCGTCTTTTGTGGGATGAGAAGATCCTGCGGGATAAGGACGGTCGGGAGATTGTTGAGACGGGTCGGGCTATTTTGTTCGGTGTCGCGGCTTCGGCCACACCTCAGTGGCAGATCACGTTGCCGGATGGTTCGACACCCAAGATCACAACCGTAGACACTATTCAGGATGAGGACGGGGATCATCATTCGGTTATCGGTTTCGGGTTGGGCTGATGGCTCGCACCGTTCGGGTTCGTAACCTGAAGGAACTTCAGAACGCCTTTATCGCTGCCGGTAAAGACGCTCCCCGTTTCGCGGCTAGGGCCCTGCGGGAGGAGGCGGATGAGGCGTTCGCCTTGTCTCAGGCTGTCGTGCCTATCAAGACAGGCGCCTTACGCACTTCCGGTGAGGTACTGGGTCCGCAGGTTCGAGGCACGCGGGCGTTCGTGGAAATCAACTATGGCGGCCCAGCGGCGCCGTACGCGATTTACGTGCATGAACTGCCGCCGTCTCGGGCGAGGCATGATTATCCGACGCGCTGGAAGTATTTGGAGAATCCGGTGCGGCTCTACGCTCGGGAGATGGGGCCTCGTATGACACAACGGGTGTTGGACATGATCGCGAGAAAGTTTGAGATTGGCTCATGAGTACGATCCTTGAAGCGGTCGGTGACTATTTGAACTCGGCCAGTGTCGCCGTGCAGGGCACGAACCTGTTTCTGGCGGTGATGCCGGAGACGCCGGACGTGTGTGTGGCGGTGTATGAGAACGCCGGTAACCGGCCGGAGTTCACGATGGGTGCGGCGCCGTGGGCGATTGACCGGCCCCTGATTCAGGTGATTTGCCGCGCCACCCGTGGGGATTATCCGACAGCGCGGAACACGGCAGAGACGATTAGGGCCCTTTTGGGGGCGGTGACGGAGCAGACTCTGTCGGGGATCAATGTGATGCGGATCGAGTCGCAGGGATCTGTCATGCCGATGGGGGAGGATGAGAATCAGCGCCCGATGGTTTCGGTGAACTTCGAGTGCATGGTTCGCCCGTGAGCGACCCTTACGGCAGGACGACTGTTACGGATGAGCAGCCTCGGTGCTGGAGATGCAATAGGGTGTTAGCGTTCTTTGTGACAAGACCGTGGGCGATCCAATGCTCGCGGTGTAAGGCTGAGAACCGAAGTCAGTGACGGAGGCGCCGGGTGTCGGATCTGGTGAGTGACCTCGATGCTTTGTTGACGCAGCCCCTGCTGCCTCCGGGGAAAACGTGCCATGTCGGTTATTTGCTGGACAGTCTGGAAGCAGACGAGGCGGATATGTTGCGTCGCGTGTTGGACGAGTCACAGGTGCCCGCGACCCGAATAACTGTCATTCTGCGTCAATATGGCGTAACAATCAGCCATAAGACGATAAGCCGTCACCGGCGGCGCAAGGAGGGTCTCGGGTGCGTATGTCCGTAGATTCCGGTGTTTTGGTACTCGCTATGGATGACCGGATTTGGCTTGATAGCGACAGTCTGATCAGTTATTTGCGGAACGTCGAGCAGCAGGCGCAGGGGCATTTCGAGGATGCTCAGCGTGAGTCCGACGGGCCGAAGGCAGTGGCAGCGTATTCGTCGAGAGATGTGGTGCAGCAGATCGCGGATGGTCTGGTGCTCACGACGATGGTTGCGGCTGAGACCGTCCGGGGTAGGCGTGAGTCTAGGCGATGACCTCGACGCCCTGTTGAGCCCGGGCAATACGACGCAGTACAAGGGTTCTGTTCTGGCGAAGCATCCTTCTGGGTGGGAGCCGGGTGTGGCGTGGGATGGCGAGTCGGGGACGCTAACGACGCAGCCTTTGGATTCGCAGCCGGGTGACTGGGCTGAGTTGCTCGCGGTGTGGGATTTGGATCCGGCGCTTTACGAGGTTGTGGAGCCGGTTCAGTATCGGGCGTGGGACGCATCGGATGGGGAGGGTGGCCTGCGGCGCCTGTACTACTACAAGGCGGCCATTAGAAGGCGCGTGGCGGGTCAACAGTCCGTTGACGAGTTACTACGGGTGTTGGGAAGAAAACGCCCCAAAACGCCTCCAGAGGCCACGAG